GAGAATAAGAAAGCTGAGAACAACCTAAAGCTGGAGGTTACTAAGGCTAAGACTGCTATAGCCTCTAAGGTAGCCTCTGGAGAGATGGAATGGAATCAGTCTATGGCTGAGGCTTCCTCTAATTCTTTAAAGGATGAGTGGTTAACCTTGCTTGTGTCCATACCCTTGATACTAGCCTTTACAGGTAATGAGGATATGGTAGTTAGGGGTTTTGCTGCACTAGATACCATGCCTGAGTACTACCAGACTGCGCTAGGTGTAGTGTTCGCAGCCTCATTCGGCATACAGAAGTTAACCCAGATGTTCAAGGCTAAGAAAGCATGAGTACCAAACACTGTACAAAGTGTGACCTACCAAGGCTTACTACAGACTTCGCCAAGACTGCGTCTACTAAGGATGGATACTGCACTGCCTGTAAGCACTGTAATAAGGCTTACCGCCTAAAGAACAAAGAGCGTATAGCCCAGTATAAGATAGAGTGGGCCAAAGAGAATAAAGAACACCTACAACTATATAAGAAGGGATACAGGGTGGCTAACAAGGAGTCTGTAGCAGCGGGCATAATGGAGTGGAAGCAATCAAACAAAGAAAGGGTCTACAGCTACGAGGTTAAACGTAGAGACTTGGTTAGCAACTACAACATGACAGAGCTAGACCAGTTCGCTTTGGAAGAGGCATACTTACTGTGCAAGGACAGGGAGGGGGCTACAGGCGTACAGTGGCACGTTGACCACATAGTCCCTGTACAGCACGACAAAGCCTGTGGCCTAAACTCGGCAGCTAACCTACAGGTAGTACCTGCATCATGGAACCTCAGGAAAGGTAACAAGAGTATGTTAGAGTATACACAAGGTAGCTTATAATGGCTCAAACCCTGGATGAACAAGTAGCTCTTCGTAAGATTGAGCGTAAGAAGACAGGTAGACCTAAGAAAGCATTAGTTGAATCAAAGAAGAAGAGGGTCTTAGGTAGACCTTCTGGGGACGCTGCCACCATTAGGGAGTACAAGGCTAGGTTACTAGCTAGTCCCAAGTCCCGTAGGGTTATGGATAGTATCCTTAATGCTGCCTTGGACGATGAACATAAGAATCAGGCGGCTGCGTGGAAGCTAGTAGTAGATCGTATCATGCCCCTATCCTACTTCGATGAAGCTAAGAACACTGGTGGTAAGGCATCCGTTAATATCACTATCACAGGTGTTGGTGGGGATATACAGACCATAGGTGATACTGATAAGGGTAGTCCCCTTATTGATATTCCCTATACAGACTATGAGGTAGAGTAATGAGTAAGGTCAAGAAACCAGTTAAGAAACCTAAAGCATCTATACTTGGTACAGGCGCAGCAGCTAAAGCAGCTAAGGCAATGAGTGGTAGGGCCAAGAAGCTACAGGATGCAGAGAACAAGGCACTAGGTATCAAACCTAAAGGTAGGAAGTAGTATGGAATATGGTGATATTACTGCATTCAACAAGAAGGTCTTAGAACCCTACATCAACCCCATGGAAGAAGATAGTACTTCCCAAGACAATCAATTACTAAAGGGCATATCTAGTCGCTTGGGCCTCGACAGCAAAGGAGAAGCCAACCTAATCAAGTTTGCTGATACCGTTGCACAGATAGAGTCCAATAGGGATACACAGGCTAAGAACGACACTACGTCGGCTACAGGGGCATTCCAGTTTGTAAAGGGTTCTGTCTTGCCAGCTATCAACCGTATGGAGAGGGCAGGGGAACTACCTGATTGGGCTAAGTCCTTTAAGGAAGTATACAGTGGTGATGTATCAAAGGAGCTACACAGAGACATGATGTCGTCCCTGTCATATGAGCAACAGCGTGATATGTTCCTAGCTGACATCTCTCAGAAGACTATAGGACAACCCGGCTACGGTGATACCCTTCTCAAAGGGGCTGCACTGGGTAATCCAGCTTCTATGAAGGAGTTGTACTACAAGGGCCATCACACAGCCCCAGATGAGGCTACCATTGCCCGTACAGAGAAGTTCTTCTTATAATGAGTACAGATTTAGCTATCAAGCTACTACCATGGCAGCAAACCGTATGGAACGATAAGGCTCGTTTCAAGGTTATTGCTGCTGGTAGGCGTACAGGTAAGACTAGACTAGCTGCATGGGCCTTGATTGTTAATGCCCTACAGACCACTAAGGGAGATGTCTTCTACGTTGCCCCTACACAGGGTCAGGCTAGGGACATTATGTGGAAGATACTCATGGAGCTTGCCAGCCCTGTCATTAAGGCAAGCCATATTAACAACCTACAGATCACTTTAATCAATGGTGCTACTATATCCCTAAAGGGCGGTGATAGGCCAGAGACTATGAGGGGTGTTAGCCTCAAGTTCTTGGTACTAGATGAGTACGCTGACATTAAACCCGATGTGTGGGAACAAATACTACGCCCAGCCCTAGCGGATCAGAAGGGTAGTGCCATGTTTATCGGAACCCCGATGGGCCGTAATCACTTCTATGAGCTATACCAGTACGCCTGTAAGGGAGATGACCCTACATTCTCTGGTTATCACTTCACATCCTACGATAACCCCCTGCTTGATCCAGAAGAGATCAACATGGCTAAGAAATCCATGTCCAGCTACGCCTTTAGGCAAGAGTTTATGGCTTCATTTGAGGCTATGGGGTCAGCTATCTTCAAAGAGGAGTGGATTGAGGTAGGGGATAAGGAGCCAGAGGACGGTGAGTACTACATATCTATCGATATGGCTGGCTTTGAGGAGGTTGGTAAGGCTAAGAGCAAGAACTGTAGGCTAGATAATACTGCTATCTCTGTTGTTAAGGTCAATGAGCAGGGTTGGTACGTTAAAGAGATCATATACGGTAGGTGGACGTTCGATAAGACAGCTGAACAGATATTTGAGACCGTTGCCAAGTACGATGCCATCTCCGTAGGGATAGAGAAAGGCATATCAAGACAAGCAATCATGTCACCATTGACTGATATGATGAAACGTAGGGGTAAGTTCTTCCGTATTGAGGAGCTAACCCACGGTAACAGAAAGAAGACTGACCGTATTGTGGCATCCCTACAGGGTAGGTTTGAACATGGGCAGATTACCATAGAACGAGGCGAGTGGAACATAGAGTTCCTAGACCAACTGTTTCAATTCCCAAACCCACAAACCCATGACGATCTCATTGACTCCCTATCCTACATAGACCAGTTGGCCAAGGTGTCTTACAACTATGACTACGAAGAAGATAACTTTGAAGTCTTTGATTTAACAGCAGGATACTAATTATGTCAAAATATGATGACCAAGCGAATAACTACTTTGAACTGGCGTTGTCTGAGATAGAGATGACCTATGGTACGCCTGTAAGGGCAAACAGAAAGACCTTGCTAAAGTTTGGACTTAACCAGGATGTGGATACTGCGGAAGAGATCATAAGCTATAATGGTATTGAATACCGCAAAGGTGCAACAGATGATGTAACCCACGTCAACTCCACCAACGCTGGTGATGTGGGTAATGTTGTAAACCTTGACACATTCTACTACAGTGGCACTGACCTAGTTTTTAAATTCCAAAGTGTAACATTGAATGGTTTAACACCAGTAGCCCTTGGAACGCCCTGTAATCGTGTCTCCCGCATTAAGAGGGCAACGGGCAGTGATGTACTAGGGGATGTCTACGCACACATCAATGGCTCCTTAACGTCTGGCGTACCGGCATTGGCTGATACAGCTTGTATGTTGGTACAGGCAGAGCAGTCTAGCCTTGTTTGTGCAACCACCGTAGCCAGTACTAACTATCTAATTATTACTAATGTGTCAGCCCAGATGCTAAAGGCAACAGGGTCTGGTGCAGAGGCTGACATGAGGCTAGAGATTAGGGATAAAGACGCAACACTTTGGAGAACTGTTGAAGTATTCTCCTGCGCTAAAGGAACCCCCGAACACATAGACTTTGTACCATTTATTATCGTAGAACCAAACCATGATGTCAGGGTTACAGCAGAGGGTTCAACAACAAACATACAAGTATCGGCTTCTTTCTCTGGCTATTTTGCAGACATCTACTAAGGAATATATGAAAAAGTGTACTAA